ATCGTCACCGTTCCCGTGTAGGAAACTGGTCCCGCCAGGACGGCCGATTCAATGTAATGATCCCCGTCTATGGTCGCCTGATGGGTAAAGAACCCATCTTTGGCAGCTTCTTGTCCTAAATATAAACTTCCATTTTGATCTTTAGTTTCAGCCATATTTTATTTTTCCTTATGTACTAATTGAATCAACATAACTAATCCAAACATGACAGCCACTGGCTGTTCCGCATAATCCATAAACTACATCCGTTGTATTTAAAACTATTTTAGCTCCACCTTGAACAAGTTCAACTGAACTTGCTGGTGGAATGCTTAAATTTTTACAAATGTAATAATCAGTTCCTGCGCCCGCCAAATCAATATAAACATTCATTGTAATGGCAGTTGTTAAAATATTAGTTAATCTTAATCCGACAATAGCATCATCTGAATTTGATGTTAAAATAGCTGTTTCACTATTTGTTACCAATACTCCAACCGATTCAAAATCTTGTGCCATTTATCCTCCTTATACTATAATGCGATTGCCATTGCCGTAGCAAAGCCTTTTGTCGCTAAACTATCTGCATCAACTCCATTGATTGTAGAAACCTGCAAATCATTTAATGTGTTATAAATTTCATCCGAACCGTCTACATAAATAATAGCGTCTCTTCCTGCTGAAACTGTATATGTTGCCGCACCTGTTCCTGCCGTGCAAATAATATCATTACTATCTCCAGTATTATTTAAAACATAATACCACATTAACTTATTTGGGAATGTAACTGTGCATGTGCCTCCTGGGGTTCCAGTAAAATTTAAAATCTTACAACGTCCATCTTCTTGTGCATAAGAAGTTGGGTCATTTGTAAAAGTTAAAGTCTTGGTTCCTCCAGATAATGTTACGCCAATATATGCATTGACCATATCATCAATACGTTTTAAATTGTCGTTAGTTTCATCACCCCAAGTGTTATCATTTTCACCTGTGGTCATTAACCGCAATTCCGCGTTAGACCATGTTGAAGCCATATGTTACTCCTATGCTATTCTTAAAATAGCTGTTGATGCACCTGCTGCTGGAAATTCAATTTTGAATGTGCCCCCTGCTACCGAATAATCGGCACCAAAGTTAATTGTCATTATTGCTGAATTACTATCACTTGAATTGTATATAATGCACCCACGTGTTGTAAATGTAGCAGATGTCCATTCGGTATCTGCAAAATCTATGTATGCTGTTGTACTACTAGAAGTTGGTGCTATATTTGTCAATGTATTTCCACCCGTACTATAATTACCTGTCGCAGCCAACTCATCTGAATTACCAGTTACATCTGAATAATTAGTAGTTGCGACTCCATAAGTACCTGTGATACTTGCAGCCGCTTTCATTAAAGCACATTTTATTGTGTCAATTCCAACATTAAAATCATGATCGCCTTCAAGTAACTCAACTTTAAAACTAGTGCATATTGCTGATACTATAGCCATATTTTATCCTCTCGTTCCTATTTCGCCTTTGACGTTTTCATCGGATCGTTTCCTCCCCTGTTCCTGAGCTATAAATGTTTGTAAGGACCTATCATATAAGCCCTGATACCTATTTAATAAATCAGGCGTTTCTTTCATATAAACAGCAGCTTCAACTAAAGAGCCGTTCATTATTACATCAGGAGCATAGTCTCCAAGATACGAATTTGCATTTCCAGATCCCAGTCCTGTTGGTAGTATAGTATACCCTATTTCTAATGTAGTGTCAATAGTTGGTCTAGGTGAAAATATCCATTGCATTCCTCGATCAGATGATGAATAAGTACCCTCTCCATATAATGAGTAATATAAAGGTGTACCACTCACCGCTGTTGAAATATCCTGTGTATATTCTCTTACAAATGATTGATCTTTTTCCATTAGAAATTCACCTGTTTTAATTTTAATATACCGTGTAACATATAAATCCTGTGGTATATCATAAAATCCATTATTTGCCGATAATGTAATGTCAACAGTTTTGCGATAAGCTGAGATATCAGCTTCCCTTACAATTCTTTCTTCTGCCAACTGAATGCATAAATCAACAGGGGCAACACCAGAGCCTGTGGCTGCGGTGAACTCCGTTGAATCATTTTCAGTCCAATCTAGAATTGACTGTTTAAGCTGTACGTATGTTAATCCCATATTATTGACCCCATGTATCGTCACCCCAAGCAAACATGCCCCAACTTGGAGAAGTTACTCCTATTGTACCTTGTTGTGCTGTCATAGTCAAGGCTGTTGCATCAATAGTAACAGTTATCAATGGATATGCATTTACTGTTCCTTGTACAGAAGTTGCCTCTATACCATCTGGTATTTCAGTAGCTGAGAATATTAATGTACCTTGAGAAGCAGTTACATACATTCCATCTGGAACTTCAATTCCTGTAATTATTACAGTACCAGGACCTTCAGCAGTCATTGCTATGCCATCTGGAACTTCTGCCAAACTAATAACTGCAGTACCTTGAGCGCTTGTTGCTTCAATTCCATCTGGAATTTCAATAGCAACAGGTACTACATCTCCTTGACTAGCTGTTAATCCAAATCCTTCCGCATCTTCAAAAAGATTAATTTGAACTTGACCTTGCCAAGTTGCCGCCTGTCCTGAATATTTACCATGCAATGGTCCAAGCCTTACAGTTGTAGGAACTGAATCATTGTCAGGACGAGGATTATATAAAACATTACCACCTGCGGAACGTTTTAAATATTTTTGTGGATCAAGCTGTGGTTGCTTAGCTTCCCACTCTTCTTTAGAAACTCGTGCGCCTGTCCATTCAGTACGGGCATCCTTATATTTTATTTTCCAACCAGATCTATCACTGATTAGAACCGCATGTTTTCCTTTTGCGTATCTAGCCATTTAACCTACCTATATATGACTGACTTGTGGCTGTACTATAAAACTTACTCGTTCTCTATCTTCTTCTCTTGCCAATTCCCAATCTTGATCATATAATGGTTTCAACACTGCCAATCTATCAGGTGCTTTTTTAACGGCAAGTTCTACTGCCAAACCGCTAATCAATGCAGGTAAATATCTTTTAGGTATTTCAGGATTTTGAGCATAGTTTGTAGTTACGTCTTGCGCGTACATAATAGTCCAACCAACATATTGATAATAAGTTTGATTTGGAACAGGCCATAAATACATTTTATGTGTAGCTGATCCTGTTGAATCAAATTGTGCATTTCTTTCTAATGAAAATTGAACAGGCTTTCCTTTAGTCCATTTATCTGGAATCGCCATGTAATCATCAAGACTAATACGTTCCATTGGAATGTCATTAGGTTTAGTAGCATCTTCATTATCTCTTATAGAACCATCCAAAACATCTGCATGTATGGATGAATTAAGAGAAATATAATCCTGATCCTTAGTCATGTTAGCTGTATGAAAATTTAATGTAAATAAATGTACACCTTGATTAGCCCATTTAGTTAATAATAAATTTAAAGAACGTCTTGCCGTTTTTAAATCATATCCAGTTTCAGGATCAGAACCAATTCTTTCATATGCTTCCTGTATAATTTCACCAGAATCTAAGTTAAAAGTATAGGTACCCGAAGTAGCCATTTAAATCCTCCTACATTAATGAACGTGTAATCACCCATAACAACTGGCCTAATACCATTATACCAATTGTGTACATAACCTTATTAATCGTATTTATTTTTTCTTCAATATGTTTTAAATGATTATCCTTGATTATGGATATACGTTCGCTAAGTATTTTTATTTCACTCTTTAGCTCAGTAATCTCTAAATCATATTTAGATATATCCTGTGCCATTTTAATTCCAATAAACTAAAGCGTTAGAACCAGTACCTGTTACTGCAACAAATAAATTTGTAGCTACTTTTACGCCACTATGTGGAACAGTAAATGAAGCACTTGTATTTGTTAAAGCAGTTAATCTTGCCACTACTGTACCTGATGCTGAATTGGCATCATATACAATCGCAGTGGCTGTAGCACTTCCTGCAGCAAGACTAAGACCTAAAAGCCTTTGTGGATGAGCAGTACTAGATTGTCCGTCACTAGTAGCACTTGAACCTGTTGCACCTGTAGCTATATCAGTTACTTTTGCGTCTGTTTGAAACATGTTAACTCCTTAAAACGGGGGACCGAAGTCCCCCTAGTTTATTTTAGCTTAAGTTATTATTTTGTAAATAACTAATTGTAAAGGTTGCAGTGCCTGCACTTGCATCTCCACCGCCATCAGTTACCTGTAATTGTATTCTGACATCAGATGTTCCGATATCTTTCCAATTAGCGCATAAAGCTGTAGTAGCTGGCGCAATTTTTCCAATAGCCGCTACGGATAATCCATCAATATATAAATCAGGATTTCCTACAATGCCTATATCAATAAGATCAGTTCCTGATCCGTTAAATGCCACTTGAACATTTACATCAATATCTACAATTTGAGAATTGGCAGGAATGATAATATCTGTGCTTGTTGCTGAAGTATCTCCATAATCAAAACTAGCTGATTGGCCCATTACTACCTGGCCAACGTTTTTCATATCAGATCCAACTGTAGTGCCAGTAGTTACTGGTATAGTGCCCGCTTTAATCGGGCCCGAAAAAGTTGTTGTACCCATTTGTCTTACTCCTTATGGTTTCTGTCTGCTTTCACAGTCATTTGGGTTAAAAGGGGGCACCTTTAACAATGCCCCCCTTAGTATTAGCTAGGGTTTGCACCCCAAACGCCACGCCAGTCAGACCAGCCGAAAGAATATCTTTCTCTGGACTTGTAACGAACGTTTCCAGTTTCGAAGTCACCTTCCATAGAAGTTGAAATTGGAGTTCTGCTAAAGAATTTCATCGCGTTTGGCGAATCAGTTCTTAGGAACCAATTGTTTGTATCACTGAATCTGTGATTTACAAAGTACCCTTCAGGAACCATTCCCTTAGATACGATTGCATTCACATCGTTATCAGCAGTACCAACTCTGTATGGTGATGCCATTAGTCTTTCTGCCACAAATACTAATTGTCTTGGAATGTGTAATGATTTAGCTTGAAGAGCCACTGGAATGTCTCTATCATCGGTAAATCCTGCGATTCCAATTAGTGCAGTTTCCATAGAAGTTTCGGAAAGTTCTGCTTGTGTTGTGAAAGTATTAACGCCTGAAGAACCACTTTGAAGTGGGTGAGCAGTAGTACAAAGTACCACGCCATCTCCGCCTGTATAACTAGAGTTGAATGCTCTGTTATAGACAGCAGCGCCTTTTGTTTGTTTAGCAGCAGCCATAGAACGGGCTAGTGCTTTGGTTAATCTGGTAGATAGCTTGTCATACAAGTTGTCTTCCATTGCTTCCTCAGTAATTGCGAAAGCCATAGCGACAGTTTCGTTTGTATATCTTGCTGTCCAACCTTCACCAGTATCTTCGTATGATATAGGTGCGCCTTCAAATTTAACAGAAGCTTCTCCAAAACCTGGAAATAATACTTCTTCTTCGAAAGCTCTATTAGATTTTTCTTCCTCAAATAGTACCGCTGCTTCATTTTCGTATCTGTTATATTCAGTTCCGAAAATTGCGTGCAAGCCAGGTACTAATTCTTTAAGGAGTTGTGCTCTTGATATAGCCATAATTTAATTCCTCTCTAAGTTAGACCTGTATTACCTGCGGCGTTGCCCCAGAGGTGAGTGTTAATCTTCACTAGAATATCCATAGCAGTTCCAGCAGAAGTATACGACCCATCAGGTGCTTTCGCACTACCTAAAAACTGTAGTGGAAAACCCTGTGTGGTATTTTCTGTGCTAGAATCTGCTACAAGACCACTCTTGTGAGTAACTGCTGACCCTGTAGGGGATGCGACAATCTGTACATTATTACCAACCATAGTTGCAGCTAAAGCGGTTGTATCTTGATCCGCCTGTATTTTAAAAATACAGTAGGGATCGTCATAGACATAAGCTTTATATTGAGCTGCAGCAACTGTGCTGGCAGCAATAGAACGTACAAATTTAACATCACCTGAGGAGTTATCGACATACTCTGCTCCGTAAAAAGCGCCGATTACAGTTCCTGGGGAAGCCCCACCCATGTCAGTAACTAATAAACCATTAGTTAATGTGCATAAGTCACCTTCAAAATAAGCTGAAGGTGCAGTAGCTGCAATACGATATCCGTTTCCGTCACAGTAGTTATTAGCTCTAACAGATCCACCGTCACCATTTCTGACTGGTGCTAATCCATATCCTGCCATAATAATCTCCTTATTGCAAGTTTGTTAATTATACCAAAATTATCTTAGAGCCGATAAAAATCTACTCCTCAAACTTTGGCAATCCTCGTCCGC